TGTACGGGGATGGGAACGAGAAAGGGAAGAAGGAAAGGGAAAGGGAAGGGTATGGGGACAGGAATGGGAACGGGGACGAAAATGGGAACGGGTACGGGAACGGGAACGGGAACGGGAACGGGGACGGGAACGGGTACGGGTACGGGGACGGGAACGGGAACGGGAACGGGAACGGGAACGGGTACGGGGACGGGGACGGGATAGGATATTAAACACAAACAAAATGAGAAAACCAAAAGACCCAGCAGCGGTAAAGCTGTTCAAAGACCGATTGACTGGCAAGAAGTTAGAACTGCGAACGATTAGCCGACTTGCGAAGATAGACGTTCGCACAGTTGAAGGGTTGGCGCGCGATAAGAAAACGCCAAACGGACGTAGTATGAAACGGATTTTAGCGGGGCAGGAAAGCTACTTGCTAATTCAGTACACTATCAAAAACGCGCTTAAAGACATTGAGCCATGAAAACCCTAGCCACAATTACCGTATTCGCGTGGTTATCCTATTGGGGTTACTGCCTAGCGAACCAAGAAGAACCAACGCCCAGGCAAGAGCCGATAACGTTTGTCGTTTGCGATTGCTGCCTACCCGCGATTGAACCAGATTACGAATGTTTTGAAAGGCAACAGGCGTGGAATTCAGTAACCGCTCAATACCGTCAGAACTAATGAGAAATTTTACAAGGGGTGCATCTGCAACGTTATTATTTTGGTTTACGTGTGAATTATTTGCGGACATTGGAACGGTATCAAAGGCAAGAGAACTTACTAACGTTGACGCTTTTTTTGTTTTGACATTCATACTTAGCGTGTTTGCGCTTGGGTACTTATCAAACATGAACGATGGCGAATAAATACCCCCACATTACCTCCGTCCTTAAAGGTGACGAAACGGTGGGCAAACCAAAACAAGTTAAACCAAAAACGAAAACCAAATGACCCTCCCGCAAGCAATCACATTAGTAGCCGTATCAATGGCGGCAATCACAGCGATTATAGCCGTTGTGCAGCAGTTGCATATTCAAAGCCTTAACACCGAAAAGAAGGACTTGAAGCAGTCGTTACTCACATCGCATAAGAACCACGCAAACGAACGCGAGGTAAGTGCTAAACTTGACGCGGATTTGAAGCAAGCGGATATTGAGTATGATGCGCTAAGTGAAGAACTAAATGGTTCAATTAAAGCAAGGGAAATTGAACATCACCATAAGCAAGTCATGCAATCGGTACATTTAGCGCAAATGAAAATAGCGAACGATAAGCGTGACGAATGGCATAATAAGTACTTGGATGTTAGGGGGGAAAATGAGGAGCTAATCAAAGGTATTGCAGCGAATCAAGAACATCACAATACATTGATTGAAAAACTTGACGCGGCAAATAATAACTTTCTACACGCTGCTGAGGGTGCGGTTAAATACCACGACCTAATAGCAATGCCAAGACGTAAGCGCGATAAGTTTATATCGCAGTTTAGAAGAGATAACAGAATTAAACCGACTAAGCAAACGACTAAGCAACCGATTGAATCAAAGGAAGGCTTGGTCGCTGGGCTAACGGTGAAGAATCCAACGCAAGATGAAGCTAAACAGATATTCGAGTTGGCGAAGGAGTTGGGGATTGGAACGTATGATAAAAAATTAACCTCAATTTGCCCAAGCATTTGGGTATACAAGAATAGGAATTTTGAAATAGGAATTTGCGCAGATACTAACCGCGACTTTATGACCTACGTCACCGCCTCCGAGTTTATGCGGAGAATGAGGAATCATGTAAATGCTTAACTTTGTGAAATGAAAACGATATTTCTACTTTTAGCGGTTGTCTTTGTTGGGTGTGAGAAGGACTGTGGATCAAACTGCGGTGAGTTGGTAGGTTACATTCGAGTTGGTACTTATCCGAATTGGGAATATAGCTATGTTGTGAGGGATGAATGTCAAGAGTTAACCGAAGTTCCTTCGAGTGTTGAAATACCATACAATTCAACCGTGATAGGTCAAACTATTTGCTTTTAGGATATGCACCCGACAAGGATATTTAAGGACGAACTTGCGTTAAAAATAGCGTGGGCTGAATATAAGGTAGACTTAATTCAGCAGGGCGAGGAATGGAAGAAAGTTCAATACGTTGGCAAAGATGGCGAACGTGTCACGGACAAACTTAAAGTGCCTATGACAATGGAAGGATTTGAGCGTTTCTGTTATGATAACTACGGATGTGTTGGGCAGTATTTCGATAATAAAGACGGTCTTTATTCTGACTTCGTTGCTATCTGTTTGTACATACGCAAGGAAATACGCGAAAATCAAATAATTGGCGGGTTGCTTGGAGTTTACAATCCGAGTATAACGCAGCGTCTAAACGGTTTAACCGAAAAGACGCAAACCGAATTAACGGGTAAGATTGAAACGATTACAGGAATACGTATTCTGAATGGAACTGACCTTTAACGCTTATGGCAATGACAAGCAAATAGAAGCGGTCAAAGCATGGATAGACCCAACGATTACCGATATTGTTTATGGTGGGTCTAAAGGTTCGGGAAAGTCTTATTTAGGTGTTTCTTTGATTTTTGCCGATGCGTTAACCTATCCCGAAACTCATTATTTCATTGCCCGTAAAAAGCTAAACGACCTCCGCAAGTTTACCATACCTTCAATTCACGAAGTGTTTAGTGCATGGGGAATTGATGAACGCTATTTCAATTTTAACGGGGCGGACAATTTCTATCGGTTGTATAACGGCTCAATGGTTTATCTACTGCAAGCAAAGCACGAACCAAGCGACCCCTTCTATTATCGCTTTGGTTCAATGCAAATGACTAGGGGAATGATTGAGGAGGCGGGGGAATTTGAAGTAGAAGCAAAGAACAACTTAGCGGCAAGCATAGGGCGTTGGAAAAATGACAAGTACGGTTTAACTGCAAAGCTATTGCAGACGTGCAACCCTGCTAAGAACTACTTATATAAAGACTACTATAAGCCGAATAAAACAGGGCAGTTAGAATCTCACAAGCGATTTATTCAAGCATTGCCGACCGATAACAAAAAGCTAGATTCGGGCTACCTTGAAAACCTTAAACGCAACCTTTCGTCAAATATGCGCGAACGGTTGTTATTTGGGAATTGGGAATATGACGATGACCCGACCGCGCTATGTGAGTACGATGCAATAATTGGGATATTTGGAAATGACCATGTAATTACTGGCAAGAAATACCTAACGGCCGACATAGCTAGATTAGGAAGCGATAAGGCTATTATTGTTGTTTGGGATGGATTCAAGGCGATTGAATGTCATATCTTCGAGGTTAGCCGAACAACTGAATTGCAGCGATGTATTAACGCGATGCGCGAAAAACATCAAATACCTACTCGGAATTGCATAGCCGATGAAGATGGAATAGGCGGGGGCGTTGTGGATAATACTAAGATACTAGGGTTTACAAACAACGCAAGAGCAGTGGGTGAAGAAAACTATGCAAATCTTCAAGCGCAATGCTGCTACAAATTAGCGGAGGCCGTTAATTCAGGGGCTATTCACATTGCATTTGACTTGTCCGAAAAACATAAGGAAGAAATAGTAGAGGAACTTGAGCAACTGAAAACATACGATGAAGATAAAGACGGTAAACTAAAGATACTACCAAAGGAAAAGGTCAAAGAAAACATAGGTCGTTCACCCGATTGGAGGGACGTTTTTATGATGCGAATGTATTTTGAACTTTCGGAGATTAAGCCCTTCAAACCCTTTCGCGCCATCAAGTTTTGAAAACAGCAATAACCATAAACGGGCAAACCGTAACTATACCCGCTACATGGGAAGAACTTACACTAAAGCAAGCCATCGCGTTAAATGTAGCCAAAACAGACGCGGAGGTATTGGCATCGGTTAGCGACATTGACGCGGACACGTGCGATAAAATTAACCCACAACAGTTGGCCGCGATCATTTGGCCTATCAATGCGATGGGTGAACTGCAAACATCGGAGGAATGGACATTGCCACTACAAAAACCGAAAGCGTTAGGTAGTATGGAGTTTGCTAGAAAAGTTAACGTGGACGGATTGGCACGATTGAAACTTGAGCCTATTGAAGTATTGGGTCGCGTGGTTGCTATTTATTGCGCTACTGGAATTGAAGATTCGGACATTGAAAGTTGCTACTCCGATGTTTTGAATATGCCTTTCCCATCGGTTGCTGATGCTGGGCGTTACTTGACAAATCAATTAGCTGAAATATCAAAAATGGAAGCCGCAATTAAGACCCCCGACTATGAAAGTGAAGAATGGCAAGCGGGTATTTCTGACTTCAAAAAATATGGTACTTTTGGACTTGTTCGCGGGATAGCATTAAGACACCATTGCAGCGATGAAGATGTTTACCGTTGGAGTTACAATAAGGTAGTTTTGGAACTGCAATACGCAGCCGATGAAAACGCATACCAAAGGAAGTTGAATAAGATTTTGAGCAATAAGAACAAGAAGAAATGAGCGATAAAAGGACTTTGGAAATCAAGAAAGAAATTGAGTTTTCTGAAAAGGTGTGTAGCTTTGTTTTAAGCGATGTTAATAATGGAGAGTGTATGTTTACTGAATATCTTTCCAAATTAGGCATGGACATAAATATGGCTACAACTTATGACTTTGCCGAATTCCTGTTATCGATTACGCCTGAGCATATCAAGCCTAAAGAAATGGCGGAATGAGCAGCATAGTTACCATAATCGAAACGGTTGTTTTGGACTTAACTCCAAAGCCTACTTTCATTCACGGAACAAAGGCATACGGTAATTTGAAAGCCGATGAAAAGAAGTTTCCATTAGTGTTATTGATTGAGCCGATTTATTCAGACGACACGTTTAGGCAAGGCGGGTTAGTGGATAGCACTTACCCGTTAATGATGTTATTTCTAGACCGTTCCGAATTAGCTTTTACGCCCGAACAACATAGGCCGATAATTGATGCGATGCGTGACTTGCGTAGGCAGTTTATTTTGAAGCTAAAGGAAAAAAAGAACACAAACCTTGAGCATATTTTTAAGGCAATTGATAATGTGAAAACTACCGATACGTTTAACGAATTAGACGCGAACGCATCGGGCGTATTTATCACATTTACAGCAACACCACAAAATTCAGATTCAGTATGTCTGTAATTAGAAAAATTACCCACGCTAAGAAAGGGGGCAAGTCACGTTCAAAAGCAACCTTGTCAAAGTTCACTGATAAGAAAACGCAAGCCGTTAACATGGTTATGCGTAACGTAGCTGAAGAAGCTAGGAAGATTGAAATGGAAGCGGTTAGGCAAGTGCTAGAAAAGCACTTAGGCCGTACGCTAATTCAAAGCGATGCCCAACTTGTAGGGCGTATTGCGATGCCTAACGGTTACGTTCTAACCTATGCGAATAAACCATTAGGCGAAATCCAACGCGAAAACAGCAAAGACCCAAAAGCGGAGGACAATTACCGTATTACTTTTACGCCTTACGAAAATGAGCATTCAGAAACAACTACTTGAGCAACTGGGCAAAACCTTAGTTGGACAATTTCGGGCAAACATTGCACCGATGCGAGCAAGTGGGCGAACGATGGATTCTATTCACGCGGTCGTAACGGAGGACACGTTGCAAGTCTTAGCCTTAAAGCAAATCGGGGCGGCTGAATACGGGCGCAAACCAACAAGGCAAGGGGCAACTAAAGGCGACCCGACACTATTTGAGGCGATTAAAGAGTGGGCGGTTATTCGTGGAATCGTTACCAATTTGGACGACAAAGCACAGCTAGGAATCGTTTACGCCATCACTAAGCATATCCATAAAAACGGATGGAAAACCAAGCTAAATAAACCGCTTACATCGGTAACGGATAACTTAGATTTGGATGCGTTAATTAAGCCGCTGGTGGTGTTTCAAGTTAACGCATTTAAGAGTGATATAATTGCAGAAATACAGCGCAAATGAGTTTCCTAATTACACGCAGACCTGAGAAGCTATTTGCCTCTACTGTTAAATTTTCACGGTGGACAGCCCTTGCAAACCCTTACATCTTTGAGTTCACGAGAAAGGATTACGGGGTTAATAGCACAGGCATAAGACCAGCATACCATCCGACAAAACCGACCGTAAGGACAACAGGCGACCCGGTAACCGTGCCTATATTTGTTTTGGCTGGTGACAGGATTTACGTTAATAGCGGTGTTTACAATGGCATCTATACGGTGTTCAGCGTAACGAATGAATACATTGTTTTAGATACCCCTTACATTGGAGTAGGTGGCACTGGATGGGTTAATTTAGTAGATAGGCTTCAAAACTTCAAAGCGTATATTAAAATATACGATGCGGTTACAAGCGTGCTGATTGATGAACTGCGACCTTCACCCGATAGCACAGGTTTACTTATGGCCGACCTTTC